GCTGTGTGGTGTCGCCAATCTAAATCAAATTATGAATGGTTGCATAAACTATTGGTCGCATTATGCGGAGAATATACATTCAGGTATGGTAAAGTCCACAAATGCGAGCGTGAAGGACTAGTGGCTCAGTTGGCACGATTGCCAGACACTATTTCTTCCGCTCCATTTACCGAACCAACACCTGCGATGCCTGATGATGTTAAGACTGCTGGTGATTCTATTAAATCATATCGTAATTATTACAATCTAAATAAAACTCATCTTGCTAGCTGGAAAGGTAAGATTAATTCACGTAATACACCGGAGTGGTTTAATGCCAACATACGAATTTAGGGACACCAATAGTGGTGAACATTTTGAAATCTTTATGACATGGTCTAAACGTGAGGAATATCTCAAAGAGAATCCTCATGTTGAACCAGTTGTAGCTGCACCTGCAATTATTGGTGGTGTTGGTAACTACCAAAACAAAGCACCATCAGGATTTAATGAGGTGATATCTAGGGTTGCCGAAGCACACCCAGCATCACCACTTGCTGAAAAAGTTGGTGGTCGTTCTATTAAGGATGTTAGAACAAGAGAAGTGGTTAAAAAACACGTAGATAAAATTACAAAGAGAATGGCGAAGTGACATTTATACATGAAAAAATTGCTGGTCTTGATTTTGAGTTGGAAGCCGTAACAACAGAATCAGGTAGAACATACCTAACACCGAAAGGTAATAGGTACAATTCTATTACCACAATTCTCAAACCATACAATCAGCACATCATTGAAAATTGGCGAGCAGCTGTTGGTGAGGAAGAGGCCAATAAGATTTCAGGTAAAGCTTCTCGTAGAGGTGAAGCTGTGCATTTGGCTTGTGAGAAGTATTTGTTGAATGAAATGGATTTCAAGTTCAAACAAAACATGATGCCTAATGTTAAACAAATGTTTTTACAATTAAAACCACACCTTGATAAAAGTGTTGGTAAGATATATGCAATTGAACAACCATTATATTCTGATGAATTGCAGGTTGCAGGTCGTGTTGACTTAATTGCAGAGTGGGATGGAAAGTTATCTATCGTTGATTATAAAACATCTGGTAAGTTTAAGGATGCTAATGACATTGATAATTACTTTATGCAGTGTACCGCATATGCTATTATGTTCGAAGAAAGAACAGGTATTTCAATTGACCATATTGTAATTGCTATGGCTGTTGAAAGTGAAAATACACCGCAGATTTTTTGTCGTGAAAAGAAAGATTATATTGAGAAGTTGAATTATTTTGTGAGGTTGAATATTGAAAGTCTATCTAAACAAGTATAAAGACAATTGGATTAGTCCATATACAATCTTAGAGAAAATTTATTTCTGGCGTGGCATTGATTATGATGAACCAGTGATTGAGAGATTGAGTAATATTCTTTTGCCTTTCTGTCATGGTTATCAGTGGGTGATGAATAAGATTAATCGCAAGATTGATTATGTAAAAATCGATCCTTGGGATACTTGGTCTATGGACCACACATTGTCACATATTATTTTGCCTATGTTGAAACAATTAAAAAATGATAAACATGGTGCTCCCAATGTAGATGATGATGATGTTCCATTATCATTAAAGTCCACCTCAGCGCCACCAAAAGAAGAAGAATGGGACACAGACGATAATCATTTCCGTAGATGGGATTATGTCTTGGATGAAATGATTTGGGCATTTGAGCAGAAGCTTGATGACGATAATGATGCTCAGTTCTTTGACCACTCAACAGTTAAGGGATTGCCTTGGGATAAAGACTATGTTGGTCCTAAGTTGAATAAAAAAGCGTGGAAATCTCACCATGCGAGAATGTCTAATGGATTTAGACTATTTGGTAAGTATTACCAGAATTTGTGGGATTAAAGTATATAAATAAAAGTTCTGATGCCATACTAAACCAGTTTATCGGTTTAGCCAACAAAAGGAGGTAAAATGCGAAGTAGACCGATACAATTAAGTATCCTAATATCAGCAGCAATACTGGTACTTTCGGTGTTTAGTACCAACCAAGGTAAATATCATTTACCATACGACATAAAATACCACACACTATCAAAGTCAACACAAAAACAAGTTGATTGTCTAGCTGAAAATATCCTGTTCGAAGCAGGTAACGAATCTAAAGAAGGCAAAGTAGCAGTCGCCTTAGTCACCCTAAACCGATTATCTTCAGGCAATTATGCCTCTGATATCTGCGGTGTTGTCAAACAAAAAACAAACGGTATTTGCCAATTTAGTTGGGTATGCGAATCAATTACCGGTAATCGCTTGACATTACTACGCAGTTCGTTATATAATGATGCACGTAATATAGCTATCAATGTTCTGATGAATTATGAAACAATGAAAGACATTACAAAAGGTGCAACATATTATCATGCTGACTATGTGAATCCACATTGGGGTTTACCAAAGACTACGCAAATTGGTAGACATATTTTTTATAAACGACAGAGTGATGTCAATAAAATTGATAAGGAAATTAAATTATGAGTGATGTTAAAACTGATTTTAAAAGTGCGGTAATTGCTGGAACTATTGTTATTGTATCCGCAATTATTGGTGTGGTTGTGTATAATGTGAATGACCGTATTTTAATGTCCAAGAATATCGATAATGCAATTGCAAAAGGTATGGATCCTTTGGCAGTTAGATGTTCTTACGTAACCAATACGGATACAATTTGTGTAGCACACGCTGCATCCAATAAAAAATAATTGAAAGGTATATTATGGCAGTTCAACAATTAAGCATCAATCAAATTTCAAGTGAAGCAGACCAGAAGAAACTATTAGACTGTTTACGTGAATGTTCTGGTTCTATGACACGCATGGAAGGTGAGCGTGATTACATTAAAGAATCTGTAGCTGCGGTTGCTAAAGATTTACAGTTACCTAAAAAGTTGGTTGCGAAGATGGTTAAAGTTTATCATAAACAAAACTATGATGAAGAAGTCGCAACACATGAACAATTTGAAACCCTTTATGAAACGATTGTGAAATAATTATGATATTCACATTCAAATCTAAATTTCAAGGATTTGGTAGTCCAGAATCCACACTTGAATTTGAAGCTGATAGTCTTGATGATGTATTGGTGTATTTCAAACAATTCTTGCATGGTTCTGGTTATCATTTCGAAGGTGATGTTATTATCGACCAAGAAACTTGGCCAATAGATGAAGCTAATCGTCAAGTTGAGGAACATTTTATGAATCTTGCGGAATTAAAAGATGCCAACTAAAGATGAAATGTTAAAGTTTGCCAAGGCAATCGAAAAGATGGTTGCCGAAACAGACTACAACCACATGGAAGCAATCGTTGAGTATTGTAAACAGACTGGTATGGAAATCGAATTGGCCGCCACTTTGGTCAATTCCAATTTAAAATCCAAACTAGAAGCTGATGCACAAGACTTGAATCTTTTACCGAAGTCTGCACGATTGCCGTTTTAAATGATTTATTATGATATAATGGTGATATGACAGGTTATGAAGCGTTCTCTCTATACAACTCCCTAAAGTTGCATTTCTCCTCAGGTTCTTACGATTATTTCAAATACAACGGTAAGAGTAATATCTCTATCGAAGCTTTTGAAAATCGTAAGGACAAATACCATTTCTATAAACTTTCTCGGCAAAACGAAAAAGAAGATTACATTGAATTTCTAGTATCAAATTTTCTAATCAAAGAGAATTTGTGGGCAGGTGATTTATTACAAGAAGAATCTGTGATTGCCTATAAACAAAGAATGGCAACCATACAATCTTTGGGTTATAAATTTCAAAATGATTGCCAAAAGCTTAAAGATAGTGTATCATCTCCTAATGAGTTACTAATAACTGACGGTGATTACCCAAAGTTATTAATTATGACATTACAGAAGGATATACATTTAGAAACTTTGGTGATTATGAATTCAATTATGAATTTCTTGCCTATGTGGGACAAGAAGATAACTGACACAATTCGTTATCCTGAGTTTTCTCGCAAAGTGAAAAAATATACTCCTTTCCTGCAATTTGATAAAGAGAAGTTTAAAAGTATTATTATGAAGGAATTATTGTGAAAATTTATGTAGATATGGATGGTGTGTTAGCTAACTTTGAGAAACGGTACATTGAATTGTTCTGTGAATCTCCTGATTCTAACGGTCAGAGAGAGCGTAAAGAGTTCAGTCAAAACTGGACTACTTTTATTGAAGGCAAACACTTTGAAACTTTAGATTGGTGGCCAGGTGGTCCTGAATTGATTACATACTTGGGAAGAAATGTACCAATTGCTGATGTGGAGATTCTATCATCTTCTGGTGGCAACAAGTACCACGACCAAGTGGTAATTCAAAAGAATAAATGGATTGAAACATTTAACTTGCCTGAATGGAAAGTAAACGTAGTGGCTGGTCGTAAAAAGAAGGCAGAATTTGCAACACCTGACAGCATCTTAATTGATGATACCTTGGATGTGGTTCAGGCATTCCGTGCAGCTGGTGGTATAGGTATTCATCACAAAGATATAGGCAATACTTTAATGTTGCTTGATATTTACTTGCAAAAGGCATAAATATAGTATATACTATGAATATGTGGATAAGTCGTTATACATTTTTTAATACATTTTTAATACGAG